CTTTGAGCTTTGCTCGGATTTCTGCTAATGATGCCATAGTTAATGCCTCCTATAAGTGCCTATGTTTGTTTTGTAGCTACATTGCTACTTTCTTACGTGCCTATTATTTGCAGCACAGTTATTATTATACACTGTTTTGCAACCTTTGTCAAGTCTTTTTTAAAGAAAAAGAAATAAAACTTATATGTGGGTTAGCGTAGTCCTGCTAACTCACGTATTCTGTCGTATTCGCCTGTGCTTGGCTCTTCTATTTGCTGTGGTTCTGAGTGCATTTGGTGTTCGTCAAACTTTGCTTGTATTTGTTCAATAAATTTCTTAGCAGGATTAATAAACTGTTCACCATAATCTTTTTCAATCATTGTTAGAACTGCTGTTTCTCCTTTTGGAAAAGTGCCGTTATCACGATCGAAGTAACTAAGTATGAACTCGCCTAATGGAGTCTTTTGCTCTTTTTCGTCAGTGCCGCCGTCTTTGCTAATAGCTCCGTCTTTGTCTATCTTAACGTCCATAGTGTCGTTGTCGCCTTCATCAAAATCTGTTGCATCAGCTAACTCTTCGATAACACCTTCAATTGCTTCATCTCTATCATCGTCTGCGTGTTTGCCGTGTTCTGCACACCATTCGTTAATATCTTGATCAAGTTCTTCTTCGCTAATCTGTATATGAGCTGCTAATGCTTTTTCGCCACCTTTTTCATATACATCCATCATATCTTCTACAGCTAGATCTCGTTGACTTGGTTCTGAACTCGGATCAAAACTTTCATCTGTAAACTGGCCCATCATTTCTTCAAAGCCGTGCTCTAGTTCAGCATCTTCCGGAACACACTTGTTTACACGCTTACCTTTGTTCTTACCAGTACCTTTTTGCGTACCGTCTTTCTTATAACCGTCCCAACAATCTTTTGGTCCTGCTACTTCGTGAACAGTATATCCTTGTAAATCTAAAGGTCCTAGTTCTGTTGCCTTAGTTGCTTCGCTTACTAATTTGTAAATGTAGGGGAATACATCTGCAAGCTCTTCATTGAACTGTTTAATAGTAAGTTGATCAATCCAATTTTCTGCAACGTCACTTGGTACATCTTCCATTACTGCTGGAGCAAATGCTTCAAATGTTTCTTTATAGTATGATGGGCGTTGTAGAGACTCTAGTGTTTTCTTAACTGTTGCAATGCGCTCTCTAACTACATCCATATATCCTGCTAGACTTTCTGCCATCACAGCCGAACGTCCCATATAAGTTTTAAACTTACGTAATTTACTCATTTCTTCTGACATACTAACAATATGCTTGCCAAAGTCGTCAAATGGGTTGCCGCCTTCTGCAACGTGACGTGTCATTGCTCTTGCGCCAGTTAAGTGCTTGAATGGATATTTAAATCTTTCGCCTTCTGCACTTTCAATATATAATGATCCAACTTTCTTTGCTCTGCCTCCGGCCATCTCTTGATTGATGCCTTCAGTATGTTTTATCATTAAACGTGCTCCATCAAAGTTTTGATAACTTAATTTTGATGTGCCATATAATTTTGATTCTTTCATTGATTCGTCCCCGTCACGGTTTTTTGCTAAAAATTTGTAATCTCTACTATTTAAGTTAGATTTGGTAATGTCTCTGGTATCAAACGTTAATGTTCGTTTTTTTGCAAACATACGTAATTCCTTTAAAAAGTCATACCAATTGTTTTTAATTAAATTGCCTTCAGTAGCAACTAGGTCTTCGCCATATACAACTGCTACTGCTTTATTGTCTAGACTTACACTAACTTTTCCTACTGGGCGGCCTTCACTCATAAAGTTAAAATCAAAGTACCGACCTAGGCTAGGTTCGTTTGTTACATTACCTTCAGCATCGCCAATAGTAACGCTCGGAAAGCGTCCTCGGATTTTGTTGAATAGTTCTTCTGCTACTAAGTCTAAATTCTGCATACATATATTTATCAATAGTTAGTGCTAATGAAGATCGGCATTGGCGGCTCGTAATCGTGTATGTCTTCTGTTTGATTGAATGTACTGTATACTCTTGGATCCCAGTCTTTTAAAACTTCTATCATACGCAATGCAAGAATAGTTGACATAACTAAATCATCGCTTGATCCTGATTTAGCAGTATAACTTGATCCTGTTGCAATAAATCCTTTTAGTTCTCCAATCAATGGTTTAGATTGAATTTTCATTCTATCATTTTCAATCATAGTTTTTAACCGACTACACGCAGTAACTTTACTGCTATGTGTAGTGTTAAATCCTTTGCGGAATTTACGAACGTGTCCTTTGCGGATTGGCTCACTGACGAACAAACCCGGAATGTTCTCTTCGCCAAAGTCGTTTATAACGATTAGGGCAGCTTCGCCCAATCCATTGTTCTCCACGCTCCAATAAATCCCTGTTGGGTTTTTGGTTTCTGATTCTATGTACTTACATATATCAGCAAGTACTCTTACTTGTCCAGGTATAGACGTTTGATTGTGTTGCCATTCTCCTACTTGTTCATAACTAGGCAATTCAAACACCTGTATAGCTGCATTGTCGCCGCCTGTGCCCATACTAGGATCAAGTGCAATGCAATATGTATATTGTGCTGTAGGACGCTTGTACCAGCGTGTTTGCCCCATATTAAGTATAGGAGCTGAGCCTTCCATTGCTGCTAGTTTAATTGAGTTAATTAGTGTTTCGTCAAATACGAGGAATTCACAGCCGTACTCACGACGGAACTTCTCCTCACCAATACGTCCAACTTCTTGTACTTTCCATTCTTCATCACGATCAGGATGTTCACTCCAATGTGCAATGAATGAGTGGAAGCCGTTTGAACCTATCTCTTGTTCATTACCGTGTTCATCAAATTTATTTTCTGCTTGTTTCCAAATAGTAGCAAATGTATCTTCGTCACTGTTTGGGGTGCTTGTAATAATAGCTCTACCACCAGTTGCTAGGGTAGGAGATATTGAAGTCCAAAACTCTTCAGCAATGTTAGGTTGCACAAATGCAAACTCATCACAGTATAGTAACGAAATACTCATACCACGTCCTGTGTTGCCTGTTGTTGTTTGTGCAACAATACGTGATCCGTTTTCAAATTCAATTGATTGCTTGTTATAACTTGTAACGCCTGCACGTATGTGATCTTCGCAACTTTCATATATGTAACGTATACGCGACATAATTTCCTGTGCGCCTGTGTACTTGTGTGCTGCAACTAGAATAGTTTGATCTGGATTAAACATTGCATACCAAGCAAGATATATGGCTGCACAAGTGGTCTTACCTGTTTGCCTAGGCATCATATTAATGTTAAAGCGATAGTTATGATACGAGTGCATTAATCTTAACTGATACTCATATGGATCAAATAATAATTTACCTCGTACAGGATGCTGAATAAATGCAAACTTGCGAGCAAAGTACAAATATCCTTCGTCAGGATCCATACAGGATTGTAAATCTACAATCTGTTCTTCTGTAAAAGTTTCTTGTCTGTTTGCCTTTTTTATTAAGACGCCGTCTAATGATGCTGCCATACTATTATTTAACCAAAAAAATAGCACCCGAAGGTGCTATTGAGTTATATGTTACGATAGTTATTAACTACAGCCGCAACTGCCACAAGCCATTAATTTTGTCTTACCAGCTTCGCCGCACTCTGGACAGTCTCCAACTTCTTCGTCTTCGTCATATCCATCTGCCATTAGCTCTTTTAATCTTGCTGCAAGTTTTTCTTTAATATTGCCTGCTGCGTCTGCTAATGCCGCTTGCGCTTCTGCACTTTTACCTTTAACAGAATATGTAGTAGCTTCGTCGCCATCTTCAACTGCCATTGGATTGTCACCGTCTTGTGTAGCAGCATATGCATCTTTACTTCTATGCAAATCATCACCTGAGTTGATTACATCGTTAATTGCTTTGTATTCTTCATCAGGCTCGTTTTCGTATTCTGCAACTGCTTCGTCATCCATATCAAGATCGTCATTACAGCTACTTGCACCCATATGGTTTTTACCGCACTTTTCACAAGGTTCATCTTGCAAACCTGGTTTTAAATCATCCATATCTTTTGGACCATCTACAATACCACGTAGTCTTTCCATATCAGTACGCATTGGAAGTCCTGCAGCGGCTACTTCTCCTGCTCCGCCCATCCCTGCATTTTTCATCATATCAATTAAATCTGCAACGTGATCTTTGCCACTTGCGTTCATTGATATATTCATTGTTACTGGGTTGCCTTTGTCTTCTGGTGCCATTGGCGGTACTGACGGTACCATTGGCATTCCACCTTCTAATTCAATGTGGTCCATTGATTCTAGTAGTTTTTTCATATCCATTTTAATTAGCCTCCGGTGCCGCTGCACTTGGATCGTGCTCACGTTCTTTGCGAGCTAATTCTAGCTCTTTTAATAAGTCCATTACACGGTTATTTCCAACGTCAGCTTGTGCGCTTTCGCCGCCCATATCTTCTTGTGTAAGTTTTGTTGTATATACAGTATCTTCTGGCATTTCCTGATACTTTTCTTGCATCTCTGTAGGATTTCTAACAATAATATGTGCTTGCTGAATTTTGCAGCAACCTCCAATATACTCTTGTAGTACGCTAGATGTCGATGAATAACCAAGTGTTACATCAAAGTAAGTAACTTGTGTATTTTCTAATTGCGGAAAATCTAATGGACGTTCTTGAACTGGAGTTCTTTTTCCTTTAGACATTTCCTTAACACTATACTTTTCCAAGCAGCTCTTAATGCTTTCTTCACAGCCTTCAGGTAAATCACCTGCAATGCCAATCTTGAATTCATATGTCTTTTTAGACTCGTTTAGTATTTCTTGAAATCTTGTTATCATTCTACTATTTCCCGTTATATGTTATTTATCATTATCGAGACCTTTGAGCCTCTGTAGTAGACTGTTGCGATCAGTTACAACATAGCCTTCGCCGCTGATCATTCCATCGTCGCTTGAGTTTCCACCTTCTTTGTCCATCTTTTCTTTTTTGAGTTGTAGTTCGACTATCTTTAATTTATTATTGAGTTTAGCTACTTTTGCATCTAAACCTATTTTAAGTAACCCACCTGCAACTTCAAATACTCTACCACTATAGCGACTTTCAACATTCATACCTAAATCCATTAGATCCTCGTATGCTGTTAATGCCCGTGCTGCAATGTCTTCTAATTCTTCATCTGCCTTACCGCCAAGGCCCTTAACTGCCGGCAATGCACTTGCAATTTTGTCAAACTCTGCAATATTGCGAAAACTTTCTTCGTGAGCAATTTCGTGCTTTGTTTGATCTTTTTCTTGCTTTTCTGCTTGCTTAATAATTTCTTTGGACTCTTCCATATTAAGTAAATCTTCTAGTTTTTTAGTCATCACAACTTTCCATTATATGCTACTATTATTTAGCGTCTTTTGCCACTATGGAAAATATCCTTTTCAGTTATAACTCTAAAAAAGATACCTTTTTGTTTGCAGTATGATCTTGCGGCTTCCCACTTAGCCTGATTAACAATCCAGTGTGCTTGATTGTGTTTACTACGACCTAGTTTTTCTTTTACTGTTTGATTTTCAGGCTTAACTTCAATTAGCTCTACACGCTGCTTGCCTTTCTTATCTGCATATGCAATAAAGAAGTCTGGTACGTATATTGTATGTTTTCCTGTTAATGGATTTCTATATGGAATTTTGATTGCTTCACTTGCCCATTTTGCAACACTAGGATGTTCGTCGCAAAATTTCATAAATGTAAATTCCCAACTACTCCGATAAGTTGGAGTTTTAGTACCTACATACTTGTCTGGATTTTGAAGAGTGTATTTTCCTTGTGCAAATCTACCCATATCATTTTAGTACAAAATATTACGTTTTTCAAGTTTTTCGTATTTTGATTCTACTTTAAACCCAAGAGTACTAACCTTTTCTCTACTATAATTTAATACATTTGTAACTATGTCGCTTAACTGTACATTATTTAAACCCTTTAACGTATCAATAAGTACGAAAACATTTACATCATCAATCTTTGACTGTTCAAGTAATGCTGTAGCAACAGCAATTGCACTTGATTTTTCAAAACCTCTATTTTCAAAAAACCCAATTACTGCATCTACTTCGGCAGCAGGAAAAGAAAGTTTTTCAGTAAGATATTGATTAAAAAACTCTTTAACTTCGATTGCACTATCAGGTGCTTTAGCAGTTGGTAAATTAGATGACATTTATGTATTTCCTAATGGATTCTTTTGTGTTGGTATAGTACGTGTATTTCCTAAACCGTTTTCGTTATAGTTATTTACTGCCTGATTAGCAAGTTGGACTAACTTTTGGTTTCCGTTACCCATTTCTGCATCTAATTGATCAAGTAAAGAACTTTTTTCTGTAGCATTAAGAGTGTCCCAAGTAGTCAAATCTGCAACTTGTTCAGTGTTTGTATTAATTGCTCCAATAGCAAGTGCTTTCTTTGCTAATGTTTCTTTAAGCGCAGGATTGTCTGCAAGTGTTTGTGTTACCTGAATGGGCGGATATAGTTTGTTTTCTTTTTGTGTAGTAATTGCTAATGCTTCAGTTGTTTGTGTGCCACGTCCACCGCTTTTAGGAAAACTTGTATTTGCTAATCCACTTACGTTTGTTCCTGTTGCTGTTCTAATAGTTTGTCCAGCAACCTGATATGCTTCGTTACGCACACCTTCTTTGGTAAGTTTCTTAGCATTTTTAATTGTACGTGCTGCTGTAAGTAGAGTACCTAGATCAGCTTTACCACCTGCAATATCTCCTAGCACACTTGACCCACCTGCTAGTATACCGGCACTTCCAAAAAGACTAGATGAACTACCTGCTGAAATTGGGCTTGGTGTATTATCATAATGTACAGTGCCAAATCCTTTTGGAGAATTTCCTTCGTCAATTGGACCATCTGCATAAAACACACTTTCGTACATTACCGACATTGAACTTTGTACAGGTTCGGCACTGCTGCTATTCTCTAAGGTATCGTGTTGCCAGCTTTCAATCATCGGATTAACCAATGTCATTGTTAAGTACTGATGTCTTGCCATTTGACTTATCTGTATACTTGTAAAAAATGGTTCGTATGAATTATTATCTAAACCAAATCTATCACCGTTCTGTGTACTACCTTTGTACGTATTAAATCTATCATATGGTCTTGCAGATTGGTTAGGAGCTCCTGCGCCATCTCTGCTACCAAATGTACCATCTGCATAATAATAGTTATAATATGCAGTCCATAATTGAGTAACAATACTCGCATTGTCGTCGTGGAATGTAATATTTACAGGCGAATAGTCAATGCGTGTTTGTAAATTCTTTTTACGATTGTATTTGTTTTTAGTTTCGGTTTGGATATTAAACTTTGGCATATCGACACTTTTAACAAGCATATTAACTTCGTTACTATGACGTTGTACCCATCCAGGCAATATTTTGTTTATTACGTTTTCGTTTAGATTAAGTGTTACGTGATATAGAAACTTTTGCTTAGGTGCTAAACGAAAGTTATCGTCTGTATACAACCTAGCTGCGTGAGTGTAGTCGGCCATATCCCCTTTGGGACTAAGAGCACCGTTTACTAAATTATCTAAGAATCCATTGAATATGTTTGCCATACTAATATTTATCCAATGTTATTAACTACGTATAAAATGAAAAAGGGGCAATTAAGCCCCTAATCCTTGTAGATTTTACTATTGTGTAACTTAGCCAGTTGTTGAAGCAATTGCTGCTACACTTCTACCAATTGCTGTACCAACACCGCCACCGCCAGCACCTTGTGTCTGGATAGCGTTGTCGTACTTGATAGTAAGTGAAACTGTAACTGGTTCATTAGCACTGTAAGCTAATGAGTTATAGTTTGCACTTTCTAAGTAGCAACCATATAGTTCAAAAGTGTCTAATGCTTCTGGTGCGTAGTTACCGTTACCACCGTCTAGAATTTCAATTCTAGTTACAAACTTATAATCGATGCCACTTGCTGCACTAGACTGTTCCATAAAGTCGAACTGTCTTTGTAGCTGCTCGCCAACTAGCTTTTGTACTGCGCCAGTTGCGTCATCTCTTAATGTAAGTGTAATAGCTTCCCAGGTATGTTTCCCTGCAAGATAAACTCTTGAGTTATATACGTCAACAGTCATTGTCTCGAAGCTAACGTTTGGTCTAGTAACATCCTGAACCTGTTTTGTTAGTTCAGTAACTTCGCCTGCGCTTACACCAAAGTTTTCCAGTGACACTCGAAAGCGGTACTGGAGTTTTGGCATAAGTAACCCTTGGGTAGAGTTACTTGCATCCGAAGCTAATGGAACTGTGATTTTTGATAATGATGAAATAGCCATTTACTTTGCTCCTAATTTGTTATATATATTTATCATTCTTACAAGCCTGCTATCTCACCAGTATTTTTCAAGCGTAGCGGAATGTAAATAAACTCTACTGCTTTTACTGGTTCTATTGCTATGTCTAAGTACAGCTCGTTTCTGTCAATTCTAGATGGTGTGTTATTACTAGTGTCACATACAACTAAGAAGTCA